TGCAGTTGCATGGTCATTTGACCAGATTGACGCGCTGAGGGAAAACGCTGCGGTCGAAATGCGCGAGGAGTTTTGCAAAATTCTTGTCCCGATCATCGACTACACTGGCACCGCCGATGCTATCTGCGCCGAGCAACTCTGGATTGCTGATCTTAAGTCGGGAATGATTCGGAACTACCGAGAACAAATGGCCGCGTATTGCCTAGGTCTGATGGCGCAACACATGGAGTCCGAGTGGACTTACCATTTGTTATTTTGCGACCAGCAGAAAGTTGTTTCTGAAACTCTCTCGTTTCGAGAGGCTTACGAGATTGTATTCGGTGTTTTTCAAAACGTCGGGCAACCGCCTGTCGCAAATGAGTGTTGCGGCTGGTGCGCTAAGTCGCTGACCTGTTCAGCTAGGGTGAGCGCCATTGAATTGCTCGATCAACGGTTTGACATTATTTTGGAAGACCCCGATAAACTCGCGCAGTTTTTAGACAAGTGCCGCGTGCTGGACGATTTCAGAGAAGCGGCGGAAGCCCGCGCTCGGGAATTACTAGACGCTGGGGTGCGGGTTGAGGGGTGGAGGCTCCAAAAGGGACGCACCACGGAAACCGTTGACGTTAAAACTCAACTGACGTTTCGCGACCCAGAAGAACTGCTTTGGCTACATGGCCCGCTCAGTGCCAAAAAATTTCGGGAACTTGTCGGCGAGGGCGTCGAGTTTCCGACGATCAGTAAAACCAGCAAACCCTCATTAACAAAAACAAAATGAACAACGAAGATATTGAAAATGCAATCTCACCTGACTCAATCGCAGAAAAACTTTTGCCATGTCCATTTTGTGGGCAAAGTGAGTTTTTTAGAGTTGCAAATAACAGTTGGGGTCGAATTTGGGTTTCAGTCAAATGCGATGGATGCGGAGCACAAGGTTCGGATGTTCCATTGACTGAAGAAGAATTTGATAATCAGGACTTTAAAGCCGTTTACGCAAATTGGCAAAATCGCACAGCATAAAATGAACGAAATACAACTAATCCCCATTGGGGACATTCAAGAAATGGCAAGCGCCATGTCAAAATCCAAGTTCTTCGGGTTTAAAACTCCAGAAGAAGCCGCCGCACTAATGCTAGTCGCCCAGGCAGATGGACTGCACCCGGCGAAAGCTGCAACGCACTATCACATCATTCAAGGTAAACCGTCGCTAAGTGCGGACGCAATGCTGGCCCGCTTTCAATCGGCCGGCGGGCGCGTCCAGTGGCAAGTTTACGGAGATGACGCCGTCACTGGCACGTTTACGCATCCCGCTGGCGGCTCAGTCACAATTCGCTGGGATTTGGATCGCGCAAAAAAAGCAGGTGTTGGAAATCTTCAAAAGTTTCCAGCCGCAATGATGCGTGCTCGATGCATTTCAGAGGGCGTCAGGACGGTATTCCCAGGCGTCATCGTTGGGATGTATACTCCCGAGGAAGTCGCTCAATTTGCTCCAGCGGAAGTCGCCCAGGCGGCGTTGTCGGAGCCTAGAAAGTTCCTTCCGTTTCACACAGCGGTTGCGCAGCTTGAATGCTGCGAATCGCTTGACGAACTCAAAAAAACATGGTTTGAGGTTGCTACAAAATGCGATCCTGCAGACCTTTCCCAGCTGACAGAACTCAAAGACCTCAAGAAAACTCAACTCCTCTAAATTATGTCCTACAAATTCATTGTTCCCACTCTTCGGTATCCCGCTCCCAAAGCCGGAGAATATATCGCGGAAATTAAAACCGTCTCAACCAAAAATCGCGACGGTGAAAAACTTATCTCTCGCAATGGCGATCCGAAGTTGTCGCTCGGATTGCTTCTCGTAAACACCGATGGAAATTTATACGAAACCACTGAGTTTGTCACCCTTCCGACACTGGACGAAAATGGAAACCCAGTCCAAGAAACTGGCGTTTACTTGCTCCGAAAACTCTCCGAAATCCTGCGTGCTCTTGGGCACGACATGACTACGGGAGATGGTTTTGAAATTAACTCCGCCGCGTTCCTCGGGCGAACGGCAAAAGTTACAGTGGAGCTTGGTCCGGAAACGAATGGGAAAGTTTACACTCAGATTAAAACGTGGGAACCCAGCCCGCGAGCGGTAGCCGCAAAAGCAAACGACGATCAGATCCAGTTCTAAAGCGGTTTTGGAGGGGCGCGCATTCCGACCACGCGCATTACATCAATGAAACTCAGAGATTATCAACAAGCTGCCGTGGACGAAATTCGCGCAGCGTTCACTCAAGGGGCGCGAAAGCCCCTGCTAGTGGCTCCAACGGGATCGGGAAAAACCGTCATTTTTTGCTACATCGCACAAGCCGCAGCGGCGCTCGGGAATCGAGTAACGATTCTTGTGCATCGGCAAGAGCTAGTGGATCAAACTTCCCGGGCGCTAGATGCGTACGGCGTGCCTCACGGGATCATTGCAGGCGGGCGCACAGACTCGCGAGCGCATTTGGTACAGGTTGCCAGCGTACAGACTCTTGCGCGGCGTTTACATAAATACGAGACGCCTCAAATCGTCATTGTCGACGAGGCTCATCACGCCGTTGCTGGGACATGGCGCTCAGTGCTTCAGCATTACGCGGCGGCGCGGGTGCTCGGTGTCACGGCCACCCCATTGCGGCTAGATGGCAAGGGGCTGGACAGCGTGTTTGATACACTGATTCTTGGCCCCAAGGTTGGCGAGCTTATCGAGCAGGGATTTCTGAGTCGCCCGCAGTACTGGAGCAAACCGCTAATGGACGCGTCAAATGCGCGAATCGCGATGGGGGACTACGTTGTCGAGGATCTTAACGCGATGCTGACCGACGCAATCATGGGCGACGCCGTCACCGAGTACAAACGACGCGCTGATGGACTTCCTGCGATTGCGTTTTGCCCCTCTGTTAATCGCGCCCATGCTGTTGCTGCCGCATTTAGATCAGCCGGGTATCGGTGGGCAACGATTGATGGGACGCTAGACAAAGGGGTGCGGCGGGAACTGGTAGAAATGCTCGGGGACGGGCGCTTGCATGGTTTATCGGCGTGCGAAATTGTTTCCGAGGGGTTCGATCTCCCAGTGGTGACGGCGGCGATCCTGCTGCGCCCAACGGCGTCGCTCTCAATGCATCTCCAGCAGATCGGGCGGGTGCTCAGGACCCACTCCACTAAAGAGCGGGCAATCATCATCGACCATGCTGGCAACCTCCATAAGCACGGTGCCGCTGAGGACGAACGCGAGTGGTCGCTGAAGACTCGTAAAAAAAAGAAGGGCAAGCCCGAATCAATGATGAAGGACTGTCCACAATGTTATTGCTGCGTGGCGCTTGCCTCTCTGACCTGCCCAGAGTGTGGGTATCTGTTCAAGACGGAGGAGCGTAAAGTTTCAGAAATCGAAGGAGATTTGGTTGAATTTCAAGCGGGCACCCATAACCTTGCAACGCTGATGGCGTCGGCAAAAACACTTTCAGACTTTCAGCGAATCGGAAAAATAAAAGGCTACAAGCCTGGGTGGGCTTGGCACCAAGTTAAAAAACCAAAGTTCAGTTATAACCTATGATAACCCAAGAGAAGTATGTTGCTATGGCGCAAGAGCTTGCGGCAGCGAAATTGAATCTTAGAATGGCAATGAAATTGCTTAAAAAAGCGTGTTCGTTTGACCAACGGATTGAGGCAAAAGAGACTTGGGAAATGCAGCTAAAAGGATTGATGGAAGAGGTGGCACTATGAAAAAAAATGGAGGGAAAACTTTTGCCCGTATGGTGCGAAGCAAAAAACAAAGTGGAGCAGTTTTTGTGAAACCGAACGGCGCGTGTGTGCGGGCGGGAACTGCAAAAGACATGGAGCGAGGAAATTATTTTCACCGTAATACAATTCCCGCAAAAGAAATTGAAAGCTTATGAACCAAATTGAAACGCTAGAAGACGCCTTGGAGGCCGTCGCTGACTCAATCGATTCTAACTCTTTTGTGGACTACGTTCGCAAAGGGCTAGAGGCCGACACGGACCTCCATTACAAACTGGACATTAAAAACACGACACAGGGCATCGTGGTGTCTTTTGTTGCGGAAAAAAAGTTTCCCGTTAGACCTCTCAAAACATTCATCAGACTCCGCTAATATGATCTCAATCGGATACCCTGACGACGAGGACGACCGGCATGAAGAGGTGCCGTTCTGCGAGAAGTGCGAAAATGAAATGAGCCTTGATTTGTGGGATGAGTGGTTCTGCGAGGTGTGCTCTAAGCCGGAGGATAAAAATGACAACTGAAACGCTGCTGCGTCGCACTACAACCCGCCCAGAACCCTCGCGGCTGGAGATTGCTGCGATGGCAATGCAAGGGATGCTAGCAGCCAGCAGTTTCGATACGCTGCGGCTCTCCAGAAGTGCACTTGAGGCAGCAGACGCACTTATCGCGCAGCAAAGGAGGCGCAATGACCGACGACCAAATTAACGCAGCGATTGACCGAATCATGTTTCTAAATGCTTGAAAATGTGGATACTACCAAAACAACTACACACCTCGGCCTTTGTGCCGGATATGGCGGCATTGAGCTTGGACTCAAACGAGTCCTCCCAGCTTTGCGCACAGTCGCTCTTTGTGAGATCGAAGCATTCGCCTGCGCGAACTTGGTCGCAAAAATGGAAGCGGGACTCATGGACTCGGCACCTATCTGGACGGATCTTAAAACCTTCCCTTGGGCAAAGTTTTCTGGAAAAGTGGACATCCTCACTGGAGGCTACCCCTGCCAGCCCTTCAGCGCAGCAGGCAAGCGCCTCGGAGCGAACGACCCCAGACACCTTTGGCCCTACATCGCAGATGGAATTAGGCTTATGCGCCCCCGAGTCTGCTTCTTTGAAAATGTCGAAGGACACATTAGCCTCGGACTCCGAGAAGTCATTGCAGACTTGGAAGGCCTTGGTTACGCAGCGACGGGGGGAATATTCAGCGCGGTTGAATGCGGTGCGCCTCACCAGCGCAAGCGGGTGTTCATCCTGGCCCACAGTAACAGCCAACGAGGACAGTTATCGCATTGGGGGAGACTCACAGCAGAGCAAGTGCCTATCGGCAATGGCGAGGCGTGGGGAGATGTCTGGCCCTCCCGCCCCGGACAACCCCAGCACGCATGGGAGCCGCCCAGAGTCGTGGCTAACGCCCAGAGCAAACGAGCCAGCAGCGGACAGCAACTTTGTGACACGGAATGCGGACAGGGGCGAGCATTGTCATCCGAGCCTAACGAGCCAAGCGAAAGCGTGGGCAACGCCGAGATCTTGCGAGCACAAGGGGCATGGCCCAAACAGCAAGCAGCAGGGTTTATGCAATCAAGTACAATGGGCAACGCCGCAAGCCAGAGATTGGAAGGAGGGAAGCAATCCGCAGCCGCACGGCCTGAAACAGATTCAATTACCGCAGCAAGCGGGGACGGGCAAACTCAACCCTCGCTGGGTCGAGACACTGATGGGTCTCCCGATTGGATGGACTATGCCAAGTTGTGCGTCACCTGCGACAATCGCACCGACGAACTGCGACTCCTCGGCAACGGAGTAGTACCGGCAACAGTAGAAAAAGCATTTAGAACATTATGGAACCAATTGAAATGAACACAGAAGCATTAATTCAACGCCTCAGAAGCATTATGCCGCTGGGACCACTCACCGAAGAAATACACCGCGCCGCCGCCGACAGGCTGGAGGAGTTGGAGCGGGACCTAGTCAGACTCCGGCGCGTCACAACCCGCCCAGAGCCCTCGCGGCTGGAGATTGCGGCGCGGTTGATGGCGGCAAATCTGAGTAGGGAGACAGAGCAATGGGAAACTGTAGAAGAGGCAATCTGGGCAGTTGAACAGGCAGACGCACTCATCGCAGCAGCAAAGGAGGCAAAATGACCGACGAACAAATCAACGCAGCAATTGCAAAAGCAATTAACGCTGACGAGCACTGGATGATTCAGAAGGACTACTGCGCCGACCTCAATTCGATGCATGAGGCGGAGAAGGTGTTAACAATAGATCAATTTTATGCTTACTCAGCTTTTATTGATAGGCGTGCTTCAAGGGGTGAATATCGTGCTTATTTGGGGGCAACAGCCCGCCAACGCGCAGAGGCGTTTCTGCGCACGTTGGGCAAATGGGAGGAGGTGCAGGGGTGACCGAATCCACAATCCAAAACAAAATCCGGCTGGCGCTCGGCTCGCGTCCTGACGTCCGGCTTTTTCGCAATCACGTCGGCGTAGTCAAAGACCAACGCGGCCAGGTGCATTCGTTTGGCTTGCGCAAAGGGTCCGCTGATTTGATTGGGTGGGTCAGGATTTGGCACATCGCAGTTTTTTTGAGCATTGAAGTAAAAACGGCCACGGGCCGAGTTAGGGAAGAACAGCAGCAGTGGATGAAAAACGTAAATGAATCGGGCGGCATCGCTTTTGTCGCTCGATCTGAAGAAGAAGCACTAAACCAACTAAATGAATATATCGCCGCAAGACATCGCCTCATCTCTATTTCAAATTGAGTGGGAAACCCCTCAACTTGGCTGGATGGAGTGCCCAGGACTGACGAATCACACGGGAAAAAATAATCCCGCAGACTGCCGCATCACTTTGGATGATGGTCGCCCACCGACAATCCATTGTTTTCACAATTCCTGTTCTGAGCAGCTCGCGAGCGCGAATAAATCTCTGCGTTCGGCAATAGGCCGCGTTCAAAAATCCACGACGCCAATTAGCTATTCGGTCGTTAAAAAACAGCCGGATCCCGTCAAAAAATCACTCGTTGCTCGGGATCTTCCGCCACCGATGAGCGGAGGTTTGCAACGGCACTTAGCAGCGTGTTTTGCCGAGGATGAGTGCGTCTCTGTTGTCGCGGCTGATAAAGACGGCGGGATCACAAGCAAAGGCGAGACGTTTAAACCTAATCAGGTTCAACCGACTGCCCGCTGGGGGACGTTTATCCGCGTCAACCCGATGCGGCTGGGCGGAGCTAAAAACGATGAAGTCACCGCATTTCGCCACGTTCTGATCGAGTCTGACAAAACTCCGAAACCACTCCAGTGGGCTGCGATTATCGCCAGTGGGCTTCCCGTTTCCTGCGTTGTGGATTCTGGCGGCAAATCACTCCACGCCTGGGTCCGCGTCGACGCCGAAAACGAAGCCGAGTATCGGGCGCGCGCCAAAAAAGCAGCAGACGCCATGGACGCTTTCGAGGGCGTCACCGTGGATCGCTCTTGCCTCAATCCTGCACGGTTTGCACGGCTCGCTGGAGCGCAGCGCGGGGAGGCTAGGCAGGAACTGCTTGCGCTCGGCATCGGCGAAGTCTGCTGGGAAGACTGGGAAAAGCCGCAGCCTGCCGAGGAATCGTCGATCAAAAATGATAAACCGTTTCTCATTCTTGGGAATCTCAACCGAGTTTATTATTACCTAAGCCGCCGCACCGCTTCGCTAGTCGCGCTGACCTCGGGGCAGCACACTCGCAACGCGCTGATGGAGCTGGCGCCGCTATCATGGTGGGAAGCCGAGATGGACAAAAAAGGCGACGTCCTCATCCAGGTTGCCGTGGACTGGCTCATCCAGACGGCAGGTGGCATGGAGTTCAGCCCTGGGCATATTCGCGGCCGAGGCGCATGGTTAGATGAGGATCGCGTCATTTTCCATGCGGGCAACGCGCTGTTCGTGGACGGGATCCCGGGCGATTTGCTATCGGTGCGCTCAAAATACGTTTACGCGCGCGCAGAGCGGCTTGGGGTCGTAACGGCGGAACCGCTCTCCAACGTCGAGGCGAATAAGCTGCGCACCATGTTGGGCTGTTTCCAGTTTGTTAATCCGCTCGACTCGTTATTTATGGCGGGCTGGCTCGTCACGTCGGCGATCTGCGGGGCACTGGACTGGCGCCCCCACGTCTGGCTAACCGGCGCGGCTGGCTCAGGGAAAACGACCATCCTCTCCGAGGTTGTCGAACCACTCCTTGGGGATATCGCGCTTCATCTCCAGGGAAATACGACCGAGGCTGGGATCAGGCAAGCTCTGGGGTGCGACGCTCGGCCTGTTATTTTTGACGAGGCTGAGGGCGAGGGCGAGTCAGGACAGAAGCGCATGGCTGAGGTGGTGGCTTTGGCTCGCGCTGCATCTCGGGAATCGGGGGCGGTTATGCTCAAGGGCGGGGCCACTGGGCAGGCTATGTCCTACCGCATCCGTTCGTCGTTTCTATTTGCATCCATCGCCGTCTCGCTGGATAAACGCGCTGACCAAGGCAGAATAACGGTTCTAGAACTCACTCCAGAGCATTTGCGGACCCAGGATCGGTTTTCGGAGGCGAAACGATTGATGGCTGAAACTGTTGATCGGCCAGAATGGTGCGAGCAGTGGAGGGCACGGTGCATTTCGCTGGCAGCGGTTGTTGCTGCTAACGCGATCACATTTAAGCAAGCTGCACGCGGGAAACTGGACGAGGCCCGAAACGCGGATCAAGTCGGCGCATTGCTTGCCGGCGCTTACGCGCTGACATCCACCGACCGAATCACGCTGGAGACTGCCACCGCGTGGGTAGACGCGCAGGATTGGACATTCGCCAGCGCTGACCGTGGCGACACTGATGAGCGCTCGCTGCTCAACCGGCTATTGGAGTCGTGGCTGCAGGTCGACACGCTGGACGGCCCTGGGAGGTCCAAAATCACGGTTGCGGAAGCAATTAGGGAGACGCGCTCTGAAAACGACAGCAAAGCCCGCTGGGCCGAAGAGGCGCTCGCCAGGATAGGGGTTCGTGCGCGAGAGGAACACGTCGACATCGCAACGAACGGGATCGAACTTCGCCAACGGTTGGGGGTCACTCGCTGGGTGGACCAGCTTAAACGGTTCCCAGGCGCAATGCGTATGGACTCGCAGGTGCAGATTGGCGCCATGCGGAAACGGACCGTGCGGCTCCCTATGGATCTGTTTTGAAACACTCAAAAACTCAACTCAACTCCGGAAAGAGATAGACATATATAGAGAGAGAGAAATATCCCTATATATATATATCTATATATAGAGTTATATGAGTATTGTGAGTATTTCCTCTGTAAAACCAAAAAAAAAGACTGAGTCATGAATGAGTGTCCTGAGTATTTTGTGTTAGTTGGGCCGAGTTGTAGAAGTTGGGTGGCAATAGTGCGGTGCTGTGACCCTCTTACGGGGGCGCTGCTGGGCAGCATAACGATGGATATGGATCCGACGTGTTTCTGCGACATCAAATGGCGCACAATGTCCACCGCTCAAATTGGAGATCTTGAGCTTTTAGGCTGGACATTTCGAAAATCGTGCGCGAAACCCGAATGAATGGATGAAAACATCATCGGCGAATTGCTAGACATGGGGATCCCGGAGCGACACGCTGAGACTGTGGAGGCATGGCACAGGGGGATAGTCGCCGAAGCTCGGGGCGACGCGACAGTCGACATTGCATGGCGTATCCTCGAATGGTTGCTCTCGCCATTACCTAAACTTTGGGATGCCAGATCCAAAGCGATTGGGTTGGCGTTTGCGGTCGGTCGCCCTGATTTTGCGGGGTACGAGACGCTTGACGACGCAGGCCGAGGCGAGGGGGTGAGCCATGCGACAGTGGCAAACTGGAAAAATGCGGCGCTTCAGGCAATGAAGGCCCCCCCTAAGGAATCTTTTTAAGCTGGGGGTTTTGTCGCAGTGCTGGGCTCTAGTTCTCTTTTTTTATGAGTAATCTGAAAAATCCACGTTACCAAATCGAAATGATCGGGATTGAAACATTGATCCCGTATTACGCTAACGCGCGCAAACACTCCGATGCCCAGGTGGCTCAGATTGCAGGAAGCATTCAAGAGTTTGGGTTTACCAACCCAGTGCTGGTTGACGCGGAGTCAGGCATCATTGCAGGACATGGTCGAGTGTTAGCAGCTCGGAAACTCGATCTGACTGAAGTACCCTGCATTCGGCTGGCGCATTTAACGGAGACGCAGCGGCGTGCGTATGTCATTGCCGACAATAAACTGGCGCTAAATGCGGGATGGGACGAGGAGATGTTAAAATTAGAACTTGAGTCACTGCGAGAAGAGATTGATTTGGGGCTTATTGGGTTCAACGCTGATGAACTTAAAGCGCTAATGTCAGTGGAAATAATTGAGGGAAAGACCGACCCTGATGAGGTGCCGGAAGCGCCTGAAGATCCGGTGACGGTGCTCGGGGACATCTGGACGCTGGGCGATCACCGGATTATGTGCGGAGACAGCACAAGCATTGACAATATTGAGATTTTGTTGGATGGCGCAAAATGGGATTGCCTAATATTTGATCCGCCTTATGAGCAAGAGTCCCTTTATTCAACGGCGATGCTTCCTCAAAATGAAGGAGCTAAACTTATAATTTTTTGGGACTTCAAAAGATTTGCTTGCGCTGCAAAATGCGCAATGGAATTCGGTTGGGCGCCATTATACGAATTGATTTGGGATAATGTGACGTCTTGGTTTACCCCTAACAGACCATTGGCCAGGCACAAAGCGTGCGGGATTTTTGGAGACGATCCCAAATGGAATTTCGAAGCAGCGATAATTAAAGACGGAAAAAAACGGGAGGCAAAAACAGTTTCAAACACAAGAGGTGATTGCGACTATATTCCATTAAATGGAGCAGTTCATTTACGCACGGTAGAAGCATTTCCAACAACTTCAGAAAACGGAGGGCATTGCCATTCAAAACCAATGAAATGGATTGAAGCAATATTTAGAGGGGTTGGAAAAAGTGTGTTTTTGGACTTATTTGCAGGTTCGGGCACAACTGTAATGGCGTGCGAAATAATTGGTACTACAGCATTCGCGTTGGAATTAAACCCAGTAAACGTTGATATAATTTTAAATCGCTGGCAGGCATTTACTGGAAAAAAAGCATTACACAAATCTGGCAAAACATTTGACGAATTAAAAATTAAGCAAAAATGAATTTAGCAGAACAGGCAACGCGCGCGCAAATCACAAACATTTTTGCCAAACTAAAATCTGGCAAAACTATTTCACGCCGAGAACAAGCGCAAGTTGAAGCTTACGAACGTGGCCAAGCGCCTGTTAAAACAACGCGGGAATGGGCCGCGCATTACGGCGTCTCACACGTTACAATTATTAAGTGGGGCAAGGTCGGGGCTCCGCTTAAAGGCACGGTTGAGGAGATGGACGCATGGCGAGCAGCAAAAATTAAAGAGACACCAGTGGGGTTATCTGACGCAAAACTCCGCAAGACAATGCTGGAAGTCGAGCGACTGGAGATTCAGAACGCCCAGGCCCGCGGCGAACTTATCAACCGCGCTGAGGTGCGGGAGGCGGGGGTGCAGATTGGCGCCATCTTGTCGGCAGAGTGCCAAGCGCTGGTAAACGATTTGACGGGACAAATTGCGGGGCAGTCTGAGGAGGAATTGCGTCCTAAGTTGCAGTGCCGCATTGACCTTTTATTGGACAGGGTGAAGGCCAAGTTGCATGAATCCACTTAAGGAAGGCGTCGCCGCTGGCATCGTTACCAGCTATCAGGGCGACCCGCTGGACTGGCTAGCGGAGCATGTCCGACTGCCGCATTCGGCGCGGTCGACTCGGTTTCAGCCGGACAACGCGCCCTGGCTCAACGACATTTTTCGCGCGGTCTGCGATGATCGCATCAAACAAATCGTTGCCCGGGCGCCTACGGGCGGAGGCAAGACAACGTTGCTAGAACTGGTTGTTCCGTGGGTCATCGCCCAGCAACCTGGACCGATGATGATCGTTGGGCAAACTGACGAGACGACAAAAGAATGGGCCGAGTCGCGACTGATGCCGATCCTTGAATCCTGCCCGCCAGTGGCTCGGCTGTTTCCTCATGACCGGCATCAGAAACGGAAGACTGCGATCATGTTTCCGCATATGGCTCTTTTTTTGAATGGGGCCAACATGAGCAGTCTCCAAGAAAAGTCGATGCGGTACTGTTACGGCGACGAGTGCTGGCGCTGGGAGCCAGGGCTGGTTGATGAACTCAAAAAGCGGCACCACGACCGGTGGAATCGTAAGACGATTCTGGTGTCGCAGGGCAGCAAAACCGGCGACGATTTCGACCGCGAGTTTCACTCTGGCGTAGTCCACGAATGGGGAACGGAGTGCGAGTCGTGCGGCGACTGGCATAAATATCTTTGGACCTCGATTAAATACGACGAGATCCGCGACGAGAAAAACGAATGGAACTGGGCTGGCGTCATGGCGTCGGCGCGGCACGAATGCCCGCTTTGTGGACACGTCACGCTAGATACGACTCAGGGGCGCAGGGGGATGGCTAGTAGAGGCCGCTATGAGATCGAGCACGGGGCTCAACCTATTGCCGGTAACGTCTCGTTTACCTGGTCAGCGCAAAGCGTCTGGTGGATTACTTGGGCCGATATGGTTGTGGAATGGCTTAAAGCCAATGAGGAGAAGCGGCGCGGGAACACGGAACCGCTGAAGCAATTTCGCCAAAAGCGTCTGGCGCAAAGCTGGAGCGATGAGCAAGAGTCGCCCGAAATCAACCTCACGGCCGGCGATTATCATCTCGCTGACCACGGAGACGGGCAGGCAATTGATGGAGAGGCAAAGCGGCTGATGTCTGTTGACCGGCAGCGCGATCACTTTTGGGCAGTATGCAGGGCATGGCGCTCTGATGGCTCTAGTCGGTTGATTTGGTGTGGGAAAGTGCTAACCGAGGAGCAGCTCCGACAGATTCAGCAGCGGCTTAAAGTCCATGACAAACTGGTGTTTATGGATGCCCAGTACGACACCGGGCTAACTTATTCCTGCTGCGCGCGTTGGAATTGGACGGCGCTTCACGGATCCGGCCGCAAATCGTTTCAGCATTCGGTCGGGCACAAAATGGTGGACAAGCTTTACTCGCCAGTAAAAGACGCGGCTGCACCGACTGGAGGGCGGGCTAGATATATTTTCTGGGCAAACGAAGGGGTGAAGGATCGTTTCGCCCAGCTTCGCGCAATGGGCTCGCCTGTCTGGGAGTACGGGCTGGATACGCCCAAGGACTACCTCAAGCAAATTGTGGCCGAGGCTAAGCGTGAGGTAGTGGATAAATTTACAAAGACGATCCAGCGGCGCTACGTCCGCATTCACCGCGACAATCACATGGGGGACTGCGAGGCGATGATTACAGCGGTGGCGCTGATGCTGGGACTGCTGCGCGAGACGGTGGTTGACTCGGAGGAAAAGCAAGGGTAGGGTTTTAGCAACCACAGCAATGAATCAACGCCTCACTTGGGAAACCGGGTGGGGCGGTTTTTTTTACACCACGCCTCTCTAGTAATGGCTGCCGCGATTCCTCAACTCATTCTCAAAGCGTTTCTCTCGCGCGACTTGATGGAGCTACGCGCACTCAGGGACGAGTTACTGGACAAAGTGATCTCGGGCCAAGGCGGTTACCTAAGCGCATCAACCGTCAATGGTTCCAGCTTCACGTTTACATCGGGCATGAGTTGCCTAGACACATTACAGCACGTCCAGCTTGCGATCAGCTACAAAGAGGCAGGCGTCTGCGCTCCTATTACGCGCACCACAATTCGCTTCGCATGAGCCTGCTTTCTCGTTTCAAATCGTTTTTTAAGTCAGACGTGCCGCAGGTAAAAAGCGAGTACGAAGTCTATCGCCGCCAAAGACTTATCGAAGGCGGCGCGTGGGGCCAGCGTCCGTTTTACCAAAACCATACGCAGAGCATGGCCAAGGAACTCCCGGTTGGGGAGTGGCGCACGCTGACTTCGATGGCGCGAAAGCTCTATTGGAACGTTGGGCTTGTAAACTCCGCCATCGATCAGCGGGCAATGCTGACGGTAGGCAAGGCCATGCGCCCGATTTATACGGGGGAAGATAAAGCCTGGGGAAAACTGGCTGAGGCATGGCTAAACGACTGGTTCCAAATCGCTTACACTGACGGGTCGTCCTGGTGGGATGCGCTTTTCCTTGAGTCGGTTGCAATTGACCGCGACGGGGATTGTCTAACGATTTGCACGCTTTCGCCCAACGGGTTCCCGCAGCTTCAGATCGTCCCCTGGCACCAAATCGGTTCTCGGGACGCTGACAGCGCAACGGTCAAAGATGGGCCTTACGCTGGCTATCGGATGGAAAACGGCGTCATCCTTAACGCGGCTGGGCGAGCAATTGCCTACCGAGTTATGGGCGAGACCGCTGACCAAGACCGCGACATCTCCGCCCGCGCTGCGATGATGACCTGCGACCGGCGCGAGATCGGCCAGGTGCGCGGGATCTCTGGGCTTGCTCCGGCCATCCTGGGGCTTCGCTCGCTCAAAGAGTTGGGCGACGATATTCGGTTTGCAAGCAACGCAGCCGCAAAGATTTCGCTGATAATGGAGACCGAGACTGGGCTGGCTGATCCCAGTGATCCGGCTTACGCGCTCGATACCAGCGCCGCCGCAAACGACGTCACCGGCATTCGGATGGAGCAGATGCAGGGAGGCAACGTCCAGTATTTCCGCGCAGGCTCTGGGTCCAAAATCAGCCAACTCAAATCCGAAGTCCCTTCTGAGGCGCAGGACCGCTTGCAGGAACGAATCATCCGCGACGCTCTCCTCGCGATGGGGTGGCCGCCGGAGTTGGGCTGGGATATGAGTAAACTTGGGGGAGCCAGCGTCCGTATAATGCTTGAGCTTGCCAACCGTGCGATCAGTGATCGCCATCAGTATCTTTCGCAGTACTGCAAGCGCCGGTGCGCGTTTGCCGTCGCCAACGCAATCAAACTGGGGCTCTTGCCTGCCTACAAAGGCAGCGACGCCGAGCGAGGTGGTGCGTACCAATTCAAATTCACGGCGCCTCCGCAGCTCACCGCTGACTCTGGCTACGCTTCCCGCGATGCCATTGAATCTTTCCGCGCTGGGATGCGCTCAATGACCGACATTCTCGGGTCCGGCGGCGTCACTTTGGACGAGCACCTCGACCAAATCGAGGCCGAAGAAAATAACATTCGCGAACGCATGGCGCGCAGTGGACTTCCTCGCTCTGTATTCGGAACCCTTACCCCTAACGGCCAGCCGCAGGATATGGTGGCGCCTACTCAAAACCCATGAGCTTTTCCCGCATCCTCTCCCGCGTCTACCATCAACCCTGGTTCATCACCGCCGGTGGATTTGACGCCGTGCATCGCCTTGTGCAGGCCCGTTTGACGCGCATGGACGACGATGAGATGCCAGACATGAGCATGTACGCCAACCAGCGGGAGCCGATGGAGATCGACCCAAACGGGATCGCGCACATTGAAATCTGCGGCACGCTGGCAAAAGGGATTTCACCGATTGAGAAATGCTGCGGTGCGACCGACTATGAAGACATCGAAGACGAACTCGAAGCTGCGATGGCCGCAAATGTGCGCGGCATTTGGCTGGAGATTGATTCTCCTGGGGGCGCTTGTACTGGCAATTCGGAGATCGCCGACCAACTCCAACTGATCTCTCGCAAAATCCCTACGCTCGCCTTTACCGATGGAATGGCGTGTTCTGCGGCGTACAACATTGCCGCGAGTTGCCGCGAAATCTGGGCTTCTCCGAGCGCCACCGTTGGCAGCATTGGCGCAATCATCCCCTGGGTAGACAACGGCGCAATGTGGGCCGAGGAGGGCATGATGTGGGCGCCAATAACTAACTCCGAGGGCGATCTCAAAGGCGCCATGATGGGTCCAAGCTTGACCGCCGCGCAAAACGCGTCTCTTGCTGAATACGTTCAGGACTCGTTTAATCTTTTCCGCGACAACGTGTTGCGAAACCGAAACGTGCCAGCTAGTGCAATGCGTGGGCAGTGCTTTTTGGCTGGACGCGCGCTTCAAAATAAGCTTATTGACAAAATTGGGGCAGAGCAGTTAGCTTACGACCGCTTGGTTTCATCGGTTTAGGTTTTATCTGTTCATCGTTCACCCGTCTGGTTTAACCGCCAGGCGGGTGTTTTTTTTACACGGGGTCCATAGGTATGGATCTACCCGACACCCTTGCCTCCGCGCTGGAGGCGCTCTCCGCTGCCCGTGCTGATGCGCAGGCACTCGAAATCCTTGCCAGCGAACACGCGACCACGCTCAACGCCCTCAACGCGCTGGCCGATAAACATCAGGAGCTGGCCGCCTCGCTGGCTGCCGCATCAATGGCTGCCGCTGATCAAGCCGCAGTGATTGCCGCCCTCGAAGCCGAAAAACTCACCGCTTCTGAACGCGCCAACGCAATCGTCGCCAACATCGGCGTCGCCCCTGTGGCAATCGTCCCCGACGCCGCGCAGGCAAAAAGCTCCACAGAATTGTGGGCCGAATTTAACGCGCTTCCGATTGAAGATCGAAATTCCTTTTACGCGAAACATCGCGCTGCTCTCACCAAATAACTCAACCCCAACTTCTCTAAGTCCTTATGTCCAATACAATTGCCGGTGTAAACCTCTCAGCGATCGCCATGGAGTCGCTGAATTCCCTAAAAGCTTTATTCGCAAGCCTCGGAGCTTGCACGACGGATTTCTCCGCCGAAATCGCTGATCGCGGCGCAAGCATCACGACTCGCTATCCGGTTAATGTTACCGCTCAGGATCTGAGCCTTGGCTTCATTCGCACCGGCGTCGAAACAACCGCAAAAACCATAACCTTGACGAATTACCCTGGGTTTTGCTACGGATTCAATGACCTGGAAAGATCCAAGTCCTCGATCAACCTCAACGACCTGTTTATTGCTCCCGCGTTGACCGCAGTTGGTCAATCCGTGTTTGGCACGATTTGGAACCTGGTGACCTCCAGTAACTTCAACTCTGTCGGCATCAATGCTGCCAACTTTGACCGCTCGGATCTTGCTGATCTCCGCGCTCGCTTGAACACGCAGGGGATGCCGCAGGAGGGCCGCGCTGTATTGCTCAATCCGACTTATTTTGCCAGCCTGCTTAAATCGCTTAACACGGCTGAGTTTCCGGGTTTCATTCCTGAAAAGGGCGAAGGCTTTATTCCTCGCGTTGCTGGTTTCGACGTTTACGAATCCACCGAGTGCGATGCAAACGGCCAGGGCTTGGGTGGCTTCGTGTTCCACAAATCCGCGTTGCTCCTCGCTTCCCGTCGCGTCAACGCTGACGGCGCACAACAGATGGGCGCTGAGGTCGCTGACGTCCTTGTCCCTGGGCTAAACCTTCCTGTGCAGATGCGCCGTTTTTACGACGTGAACGCCGGAGAATTGGTCTACAGCATGGGTGTGCTGTTTGGAGCCACTGCGGGCCGTGTAGAAGCTGGTGTTCGCATTGTTGCTGAATAAATAACCACTCACACGGGGAGAGGTGGGCGTTTGCTCGCCTCTCCCTTTGTCTATCTAATTATGTCTCAAAAACTTACAGTTGTTACAAAGGATCTCGAAATCGTTTACATCGGCGACGATTACGACGCGGCCATTAAAGCGTACAAAACTTACAACGAGCCTGGGATCATCAAGGTGTTTTGCCTCACGCGGCCCGACCGCGAGAAACGAATCAAAATTCAGAAGAATGAAACGCCCGCTGTAAAGTCCAAGAAATGAACTGGTTCGCCATAGCCGCAGACGCCACAAATCAAGCTCTTGCCATTATGGGCGAAGAGTTTGTTTACCAGGGGCAGACGTGGCGTGGTGTCATCAATCAAACGGATACTCACGAAATCCTTGAGGCTGGTGGTTTTGCGACTTACTGCACGTGTTCAATCGTGATTCAGAAACGCGGATTTCCAGTGCCGGTGAAGGGCGACAAACTTACCATAGCAGGGACACCGTTGCGCATTGTGCGCACGGCAGAGCACCCGGTGGCCTGGACTCTTTATCTGGAGGACGTGTCACGATGAGCCTTGATTTGGCGATGTGCGATGCCATTCGCAACAGTTTGCAAGACGCTTTCCCAACGACCTTTGTGGGCCTGCCGCATGACAACGAGCGAATCACAATGCCTTGCATCATCCTCGATTTAAAAGGCAACTCGCTGCTCAACTCGCCGCTGTGGACAGGGCAACTTTCTGTTGCTGTGGCGCAACAGGCTGATGACTCAACGGTTGCGCAACACATTGCATTTGTAAAAGAGGTTTCAGACTTTTTGACAAACCTCGAAATCGACTCTGATGCCGTGCAGTTATACGGGATTATTTCAAAATCTTCTGACGGAAACAACACCGAGCGCCACTGGTCTACGACGCTCACATCCACAATCGGCTACGGCCCAAAAAACTAATCCTTATGCCCGCATTCGGTGTCGCAGACACATTCGGAGTAACAGCTCCCACTGGTTATCTTCAAAGCTCAGAAAGCTCTACTGACGTGGAGGTTTCCACAATTAAAAATGCCACAGGGCAAATTGTGGAGGCGGTCAAAAAGCCGCGCACGCTTCAGACCGTAACGGTTAAAACCAAAGGCGACGCAACATTGTCAACCGTTGCGGTTGGCGACTTTTCCGGCATGACAATTACGTCGTCAAAATATTCGCAAACTAACGACGACTTTGGAACCTCTGAAGTCACGGGAAGCCTTTACGCCTAAACTTATGAGCACTTTTGGCATCACAAAAATTACGGGGGATTTAATTGAGAGCGTTGATCTCGAGCATAAAGCAGAGGTCAAACAGCTAATTACCTCAACCGGAACGCATTCCGCTGTTCGCTCCGTGGACGACTCATACACATTTTCCGTTAAAGGCAAAGGCATAAGTCCCGTCACGATTGGGTCGGCAGATGGGGCGCCGACAGGGGCAACTGGAAAAATCATCATCACAAACGTGACGCTCACAGAAACCAACGACGATTGGGTTGGATTTTCCTACTCTGGAACAGCTTACCCGCACGCAACTTAACCGCAGTTTTTTGAAATATTATGCACGTCGGACAGACAATTGAATTTATTCGGGACAACCTCCCGCCGTTAAAATCACCCAACACCGACATCGTTGGCGCGTGGTTCACTTGCGGGGGGCAACTCCTTAAAGAAGACCCCTACGCCTGGACAGTTGAAGATACGCACGACGGTCCAAAGCAGACAGTCACATGGTGCATTGATGGCGATGCGCCAGTGGCGTTTGGCACCGAGGCGGTGACTTTTTCCGAGTTTCGTCGGCGCTGGATGTCGGCGACCTGGTGCGCAGAAAACCCAGATCACCCGATCAGCTACATGCGCCTTTTCCGCGACAATGGCGCAAAGATGAAGACGTGGATCAAAACGCTCAAACCTGCCGTTTTAATCCGCCGTGGGGGGCGCGTAGCGGTGATCCACCCAGACCTTCCAGAGGCCCGCAAAAATCAAATCCTCGCCGAATTATGAACGAAATTCACGATTTTATTGACGGGGAAAAAAAGGTGGGCGGATTAAATTTTCGCCCCTACACAATTGGTAGCAAAGCCGCCTGCGAACAGATGCGGCTCACCATGTTTACGGATGGCACATCGCCGGAAAATGATGGCGAGTCCGAGCGACAATTGATTGCCTTTGCATGGATTCAATCGCAACCGCTTAAAGAAGTCATTGCAGCGCTCCGCAATGGCACCGCAAATGTCTGTGCAGAGGAATTTGGGTGGACAGTGCCAGTCAATTCTTTGCCAGCTATTATTGCCGAAATTAACCGCATTGCTGCCGCATCAACAGCGGCAGCGGTAGAGGTTGCCCCTAAACCCGGAAGCGGAAAGGATAACGCGCCGGGAAACTTCATAGGCCAGGGCAGCTAGAATCTCTAGTCTATGCGCTGGCCGAGCATTACCATTTTACCGAGTATTTCATTTTGTGGGAACTTCCTTATCAACGGGCATTGCGATACATCCACGCTTCTCTTTGGGCAAATGGAGCGTGGACGGTGCGCGCAAAAGTTACCCCGGTAGCGGAGTACAACGCATTGCTGGCGGTAGCACTGGAGGCGCAAGCGGACGATGAAGAATGAGGTTGAAGTGATTGGGGGGGATGGGTTCTACCGCTCGCTCGATATGATGGTTGTAACTTCAAAACGCACCGCAATTGAAGTCATCAACGAAAATTTTAAAGGGACGGTTCGCAATCTCTTGGCATTGACCCCACCAATGGGAGGGGCTGAGAATTCGGCTTCATTTAAATTTAACGCCAAGGGTCAAAAAACGGGGGCTGTAGATTTTGCAGCGGGCTTGGCAAAAGGACGTGCTTGTATTCTTGCTGACATAAAAAAGGCATTTCACCAAGTGGCAGACACAGACCATCGCGCGTTTGCAGACAAAGATGAAGCGTTGAGCTGGTACCTTAAGGCGCGAAACTCACGCAAGCGGATTCCAGGACGCCCGCAGCGAGCCGCGACCAATAAAGAGGTGGACTTTGTCTTGCGCGAAATACAAAAGCGGCAAGGATCGTTTCCGGCGGGCTGGAGTAAAGCCGCCGCCTACTTTGGCATTTCGCTTCCAAAATGGATTTCCCGTTGGGGCGGAGTGCGATCGCGAATGGATGTTGAAGTGAGCCAATGGGGGTATTACTTGACTGCCACGAACATCACATCACATCGTGAGGGGGTAAAAATTCAAAGCATTGCCGATGCCGCGATTGGGATGCAGGCAAACAACATGGCCCGTCAGATTGAGCATTACGCAAAAGAAAAAGCAAAAAGCGCAGGCTTTATAACTTAATTTTATGGCCGACATCAAAATCAAATTGGGTATCGACGCGGCTGGATTACAGCAGGGGAGCGCTACGGCTAAAAAAGCAGTTGCAGACTTGGTGACAAGTTCCAATAAAAAAGGGCTGTTTCAAAATCTCAAAGCTGATATTTCAAAAATCGGCGGGCAAATGGGTGGAATTACCAGCGCCCTGACTAGTGGTAATTTGATTGGAGCAGCCGCCGGAATTGAAGGCATGGTCGCAGGCATGGGGGCGATGGCAATCCCGCTTGCTGGAGCTGTGGCTGGCATTGCTGCCGTAACAGTGGCAGCCAATGGCATGTGGGGCGCCATGAGTCGCAGCAAAGAACTTGTCATGGTTGCCGAAAACTTTGGGACATCGGTGCAAACACTGATGTCTGTCCAAAATGCGTTTGAAAAAGTCGGGTTATCTGCGCAGGACGCCGAATCGTCGTATGCAAAACTTGCGACTAAAATTGAACAGGCGCAAACAGGACAAGGCAAAGCTGCCGAATATTTTAAAACGCTCGGCATTGATCCCAATCAGTTGGGGGCGATGACGGATCAAATGCAACAGCTTCGCATGGTCGGTGAAGCAATTTCCAAAATGGGAACTGGATCGGAAAAGGCTGCAACATCCAAATTTCTTTTAGGTGGAGCCAGGCAGGCAACAGCATTGGCGCCCGAACAGCAGGCTCGAAGCGCTAAAGCCACCGCCTCAATTGGCGATCTTTTTTCTCAATATGGCGATGTTTTTATGCAGTTCCAGGGGCAGATTCGCAAACTGTTTGCTTCTGTTGCCGACTTCTGGGCGGGGGCAGCCTCCCAGGTAATCCCTGAACTGACGGCTTTTGTTGATGGCATTGAAAAGCTTGACCTTGTTGGCGCCGGAAAAGCTTTTGGCGCATGGGTTCGCAGTTTGATGGATGATATCCGGATCTGGAAAACACTATTCACTGAAGGGTGGAGCGCATCTAAAAAAGTTGCCAAAGAAATTCAAGCAAAAGGCGAAGGCGTATTGACCCCAGAGCAACAAGGTATTACAAAAATGCCAGTCACTGAAGTTGCGGCTAAAGTTGAGCCTATGCCAATGGGGGCGGCTGTTGATATATCCTCTACCCTAAGCAGTTTGACCAAGGTTGGCGGGGCTTCCGGAGGCATGGGTGGTGGCATTGTGCAGGATCAAGCCGCGTGGCAGTCCGTGCGGGTCCAAGAGTCAATTTTGGATTATACAAAGCAGCTCCTGGAAATCGTCAAGGGCGGCAACCAAGATCTCGGAATCACTTCTGGTGGCGGGGGGATGGTTTTAACAGCTTAAAAATTATGGCAACTGAAACACAAATCGAAGTCAGTCGTGACCCCACGGGGCTAGTCACGCGGACAGTGACAAAGCAGGCATTTGAATGGGAAGATCCTTCTGAAGATTGCCGCAGTTATCGCGTCAATCAAAACGACGGGGTGGTCACCATTGTCGAGGAGTTTTTCGACACGATGGATCCGGTTTACCAACTTGACGTCTCGACAACGACTGAGCCGATTGAGTCCCACGCGCATTTTGTTTCGCTCGAACCCCTCGACCGATCAAATTGGAAACGGTGGACGCAAAATTCGCAAGACCCTGTACTGAACGGATGGGATCCCAAAGACAGCGAAGTGGAGCTTATCCAATTTCTTTACTACCTGTGGCAGAGGTCAATAACGTCTTATTTTGCGCCCCGCATTGTTGTAAAATGCACAACGCTTGAAGACACGGAACCCAATGCTTCCGAAGTTGGAAAAATTAGCGAGACAGGTTGGGGAGGCAATGTGGGTGCGGTGAATTTTGTTTTAACCGGATTATCAGCGCAGCAAGAAGGCGTCAAATATCGCGTTACCCGCGAATACCTTGGCAGCGCCAATGGGACCACCTGGGAGCCTAGCATTTACGCCTAATGGACCTTCCAGTTTTCAGACGCGGGTTGGAGCTTGTTTCTGCGCAGCTCAACAAATTAAGCAACTCAATCCGATCAAGCACGATTACAAGCGTGATTGGAGGCAGCCTTTCCTGCACGCCTGGAGGGACGACGCTAGTTATTGACCGGCAACCAGGTGGGTCGTCATCGGCTGCGACGCAATGCCCGTTTCGTGTCACTGACGCTTCAGAAGCTCCAGAAGGCGGCGGGCAGGCTGTTTTAAAACTGAACGTAAAATGCGAAGAAATTCAGGCATTTTCTAGTGGCGATTTTCATTGCTGGCCTGACACGACAAGTCCCGAAGAGCCAAACTTTGTAATCGAGGATATTCCTGAAAATGAAGAGGCGTGGTACGGCATTTATTTGCAAATTATTGTCGATCAACGGCAAAGCCTACTTGTAGACGGGGATACCAAAAAGCTTCCTAAAATTGTATTTCTAAATCATTGGGCTGAGTCAACCAGCACAGAGATAATGGTTTACCTTGCGGGGGTGAACGTTGGAAAAAACGAAGCCAACAATTATTACTTTTCAAACATTGAAAACGCGTGCCCCATTGTTGAACTTCCTGCTTTGCCTGGATGCCCGTTTTTGGTGGAAAAAAACTCCCCAAATTTTCCAGCGGATCTGCTTAAGGTTGACATCCGCAGTTATAAAATTGCAGGAAATTTTCCGACGGGAATGGAGGGGGACGCAACCTACTCAATCGAAATTGAAGAAAACAGTAATTACTGGTATTTGTACTGCGTTTTGGTTGTCGAAAATGGGAATATTGTGCCTGGCGAAAATAACGTCACCTTTGGGCTTTATGACGACGTGCAGATTTCAACGGACACGGTCGTTTATTTTCTGATCGCAGAAATCCAAACGGGTAACGACGCAGAGAGCAATCGAGTGGTGGAGTACATTTACAATTATTGCACGCTGCCTTTTGTGGTGCCGATCCCTCCTTGTCCGTTTCGCCTAACCAATGGCAGCACAGACACTAAGGAGCAAATCCAAGTTGCGTTTGGCAAGGTTGATAGCTATGTCCCAAAAGGGATGCCGGTTCCTCCAGCAGTTGAGCCACCGCTGTTGATTGAAATCTCGCAGAAAAGTTTTATTTATTGCGCTCTCACTTACGACGCCACGACATTTACCATTGCAGGCACAGACAGCATTGTGTTTTCCGCCGAGGCAACAACCAAGGCAAACACGGATTTGATTGAATATGTGCTAGTCGGAACCGTTGAATGGGACGAGGAAAAGGGCAAAATCAAAACAATATCAAGCGCATGCGCGGCAATTGTGCCAAACCCGTGCGCGCTAAATTGGAGCACTCCGGCGTAAAGTATGAACTGCTATGAGTTTACAGCAATTGATGGCTTGACGCTGACTTTTGCAATGATTGAAGACTCTGGGTATAGCGGCACGCAAACAAACACATCCAGAAGACCAAACACCCGCACTTGTCTAAGGTGCAAAACGCGCTACACAAATCAAGATCCACCAACAAACGCGCCCCCCAGAAAACACAACGCATGTTCCAAAGAAGAATACGCCGCGCTTGCTATTCGTAATGGAGTCACATGTTTTCGGTTTACGACTGGAAAAATGCCATGGGCCGATTCTCAAACAATAACCGGGCCAGATGGAAGCGTTTGCGAGTTATCGTGGAGGCCCAATCGGTTTTCATCCTATCGGTATCCGCCACGCCTAAAACCATGGGACGAACAAGACCCGTACTACCCTGGGGCGTTGCGGCAATACAACGCCTTTAAATCGCACGGTTTGTTGCAATTTTCAATGTGGCTGCAAAACACAGTTTACTACAACGAGCAAGGCCCTGAGGTGATTTTTGGCGATTGCGAAGACGGCACAATCGGATATTTTTCAAACGATTACCCCGATAACCCCGGTGCTCCAGCCGTCACACTTGGAGTCAGTTTCTTATGATAATTCCCGCTTGGCTTGCCAAAAAACGGCACGACATTTGCCACGTTTGTTCGCAAGCGCTAGAGTGCGCTGGCAAATTCACCATGCTGACCCCAACGCCAGACTGCCCGCTTGACAAACTGCCACCGATGGCTGATGAATTGATATGGGCAAAAGCTTGGCCCGAGGACGTCCCAGCCATCTCCGGCTGCTGCGATAGGGTCGGCTGATTTTTACACGGCCCCATAGAGTATGACTCCCGCTCTGACCTCTGGCTCAATCATCCGCGGGACGGATTTTGCCCTGGGGTTTCATTTTCTTGACGCGGCTGGCGCTAAAATCAGCCTCGCAGACTACACTTTTAGTGCCGTGCTGCGCGCCACAGGAGGAGCCTCTATTGCCGACGCTACAGTGGCTGCTGAGGGCGTTGATGGTTGCATCCGCATTGGCCACCCGGTTACCGCCGCGCTGGCGGCACAGCGGGCATCGTTGTCGCTTTTAGTTTTGCGCATTTCCGACGGATTTCAATTTCAGGCTGTTTCTTCGAGAATTACCATTTTATGAGCTGCGCAAATGAATGCGGCATCGTTGCCGTCGAACTTTTAACCGGCATTCCTGGGCCAACTGGGCCAACTGGACAGCAGGGTCCACAAGGCGCGCCTGGTGATTTAACCTCGCTCAGTGGCGACGTGGAGTTGGCCGTCGGCGAGTTTGGCTCGGTCGCAACCGTCACCGGCATTCAAACAATCCCGGTTTCGGAAATCGCGCCTACTGGCACTCAGTTTTTGCAATACAACGGGATCCGCTGGGTTCCAACAACTTTTGACGCAGGCACCTACTAGTTTTTTATGAGCAATCCGATCATTCCAAAGCGCAACATCATCGCTACCAGCGAGCTTGCGCCAACCGCTGGCGTGCTGGATATCGCCGAGCTTGCAGTCAACACGCAGACAAATCGCGTTTACTTAAAGGGGAACGCTGGCGTTTTTGAGATCGGCCAGGACAAAGTCGCCACGTCGCAACTCACGACGCTCAAAGAGGCTGGCAAGGTGCCGGTGCTTGACGGCGTTGGCTACCTCTCCACCGCGCAGATTGCCGCGCTCAACACGACGCAGCTTGCTTGTTTGACGACCAGCGCAGTCGCAAACTTTGTGCCACAGCTTGGTGTAGATGGCAAAATCAGCGCCGCGCAGTTGCCGCCTATCGTGACCGGCGCTCTGGTTTACAAGGGCGCTTGGGTGCCAAATACGAGCCCGGTGCTTGTAAGCGGCACCGGCACAAAGGGCGATTACTACATCGCTACCGCAAACGCGACAATTACTCCCGTAGACGGCCACGCAAAGATTCTTGCGGGGGATATGATGGCTTACAACGGGGTCGCTTGGGACCTGCTCCACGGAGCGACCTCGGAGGTGATCTCCGTCAATTCGCAACTCCCGATCAACGGGGATGTGACACTGACAGCCGCCAATGTTGGAGCAGTGGCCACCAGCGCTCTCACGACCGCAGCAGTGGCGTCCGGCGTCCCGCAGTTGACGGGCGCAGGCAAACTCTCGACCTCGCAACTCATCGCCGCCACGACCTCGGAGTTCGGCTCCATCAAGGTCGGCAATGGGCTGTCCATTGACGGATCTGGCGTGCTCTCCGCCAATGGCGCCGGGTATACGCTGCCAATCGCAACGGCGTTTGCCTTGGGCGGCATTAAAGCGTCTGCTTCGATTGACGTTGACGGTGTGACTGGCGTGGCAACCGTTGCGACCGCTGGAGTTTACTAATCGCATTTATGGCATTCCCGATCATCCCTAAGCTCAACTCGGCCCCAGGGGCTGGAGCACCTACAACGCTGACTCTCGGGGAGTTGGCGGCTAACCGCTCGACGGCCAAACTCTACCTGGGCACCGATACAGGCGTCCAAGAGTTGGCGTTTGCGGGAAGCTTGGGCGGGACTACCATCAGCACGTTTACAGCAGCGGGCGGCACGTCATTTGCCCCGCTGAATGGATATACAACCACCAACGTCAACGCTTACTTGGTTAGCGTTGGAGGGATCGAGCAGCGCCCCACAGTCGACTGGACAATCTCATCAGCGGCTGGTGGCACTGTCATTTTTGCCACTGCACCGCCCTCTGGCGCGACGATTGTCGTGCGTGCGGTTGTTGCGGGCTCTGGCGGCAGTGGCGGCACTGACATTGGGGGCCGCGCATGGTCTAGCGCAGCGACGTACACCGAGGGAGATTTGGTTGCCACGGACCAGACCAGCACGTGGATCTGCATTCAAGCCGCCAACACTGGCAACGATCCCGCAACGTCGCCAACATGGTGGGCGCCCATGCCCGCTAGTGCAGTGCAGTTACAGTTTCGTCCGCTGGCAGCAACAGCGCCAACCGATGGGCAGGCAATTGTCTGGGACGACGCCAACACGATGTGGAAGCCGGGGACTGTAAGCGGCGGCGGCGGAAATGCCACGCAGCTTCAAGGGCGCAACATTGCAACAACTGCGCCCACGTCGGGGCAGGTTTTAGGCTGGAACTCAACGACGTCAAAATGGGAGCCAACCGGCGGGGGCGGGACGGTTACTTTTGACACAGTTGGAACGCATTATTGGCGCGTACCAGCGTCCACGCGCTACGCTCGGGTGCAACTCACAACACCAGCTGGCTCGGCGGGGACTAATGGGCAAGGGACTGATGGGGAAAATGGTGGCGATGTGACGCAAGGCGCTCCAACAATGGGCGCAAACGGAACGGATGGAAGCGGATCAGCGGGGGCTGTTGGCAAATCAATCACTTTTAATGGGCAGCTTTTCTCTGGCGGCACCGCAGGACAAGCTGGGAGCATTGGATATGGCGGCGGCGGCGGAGGAGGAACATATGTCACTGGCGGGTATGCGGGGAACACTGGGAACGGGCCAAATGCAGGCGAAGGCGGCGGCGGAGAAGACGGTTCGGGCGCCGGCGGGGCTGGCGGCCTTGGGCATGGCGGAGGTACAGACGGCGGAGCAAGCCAAGGGGCTGTTGGAATAGGGGCAAACGGGGGGGGAAATGGAGGGCAAGGTTACGGCAATGGTGGAAGCGGCGGCGGAGGCGGATATAGTAGCGGCGGTGGCGGCGGCGGAGGAGGATATGCAAGCAGTGTTGGCATTGGGGGCCAAGGCGGAACAGGCAGCGGCGCAACAGCAGGAGGCGCAGGGCAATCAATTGATCGCGCTCAACTATTTACGGCAGATGATCTTATTCCAATTGTAATTTCTACAGGCGCTGGAACTGCCTCAGTCACCATCACTTGGTAATCATTTTTATGGCACTCAACAAACCTACGGGCGACATGCTCAACGCTGGCAGCAACTCTGCCGCGCAGGATCTTGGCACCGCAGCAGCAGGCACGTCGTCTAGCTACTCGCGGGCGGATCACGTTCATAAACTGCCGTCGGCAGCAGACGTGGGGGCAATTGCCACGTCTCAGCTTGGGGCAGCCAGCGGAGTCGCCACGCTCGACGCTGGCGGCAAACTGACCACGGCGCAGATTCCCGCGCTGACGACCGCGCAGATCTCGCAGATCTCTCCTGCTGCGATTGGAGCAGTGGCAACCGGCGATGTAATCACCATCAGCAAGGGCGGCACGGGCTCAACAACCGCAGCGGCAGCCCGCACCGCGCTGGATATTACGCCTGCTAATATTGGCGCAATGGCGACCAGCGAGCGCGCAGGACTGGCAACGCTGACCGCTGGCACGCTCACGACCTCGCAGGTTGCGGCGTTGATTGGCGACGTTACTTCCGCCGCTGGCAATCCCGCGACTACCGTTGGCAAAATCCAAGGCAAAGCGATCTCCAACGCGACTCCCACAACCGGCCAGACGCTTGTCTGGGATGGCGCTCAGTGGGCTCCGGCGACCTCTAACAACACGGGCGGTGGCGGTGGAGCCAACGGGCTGACTTATTTTCTCAATCAGGCCACTGCCGCAGATGCGCCGGTGACCAACATCCCTGGGACGCCGCACCAATTGGGGCGCACTGGCGAGGCTGGGCAGACGGTGCTTACTACTGGCACGCTAACGCAAAACACTTGGACGCTAATCGCTGGTTTTGTAAGCGAGGCGGCACCGCAGGATCCTGCAACGATCCTCATTCCCGCAGGGCTGTGGGACACAAACTTTTGGTGTTTTGGAGATGCAAACGTGGCGGCTGGTACTAGCATCCGCGCAGTGGCTTATATCTACAGCCTCGCCGGAGGCGGCACGCTCACGGCTTTAGGCTCGCCATCCAGTTCGCAGGTGATTAACGGCACCTCTGCGCAGTACTCGCTTTCGGTGTTAGTCCCGCAGACGGCAGTTCTTGCAACGGATCGCATTTACATCGCGCTCGAAGCCTACGCGACTGGAAATAACCACACCGTCACCGCTCAGTTTGGAGACAGCACGCCTAGCCACATTCACACGTCGCTGCCGCTTGTCGGTGGCACGGGGCTGTGGAAAAACGTCAGTGGAGCGCTGCAATCGCCTGCGAGCCTGCTATTTGACGCTGACGTTGACGCGTCTGCCGCAATTGCAAACAGCAAGATCGCAGGGCTTGCAGCATCCGCGACGACCGACACCACCAACGCCAGCAACATTACGACCGGCACGCTGCGCACGGATCAGCTAGCAACCATCTCCGGGCTGCCAGTAGGCGCGCAGGGCTCGGCAACGGTTATCCCCTCGGTGACAGTTGACGCCAAAGGGCGCGTTACCGCACTAACCACGTCGGCGCTGGCAAGCTACGTTTTGACGTCCGATTTGACGACCGCAGCGACCGCGAGCAAAGTCCCGCAACTCGATGCCGCAGGCAAACTCTCAACGGCCCAGGTCCCTGCTCTAACGACCGCGCAGATCGCGCAAATCACGCCAGCCGGCATTGGCGCAATTGCGACAGACCAACTCTCAACACTAGCCAAACTTTCGGGGAGCACTCTGCGCACGGATCAAATGGCAGCGCTTACCGGCGACGTGACAAGCGCTGCCGGAAACCCTGCAACGACTGTGGAAAAGCTTCGCGGGCGCACTGTTGCGGCTACAGCGCCAACGACAGGGCAGGTGCTGTCATGGGACGGCACGCAGTGGGCTCCAGCTGCGAGCGGCGCTGTGTTTTACGCAACCGTGCGACAAACAACGGCTGTAACTCCTGACCCAATTATTGGGACTTACAACTTGACGTATAATGCTGGTTCTCCGACGGTTACATGCACAAACGCAGGAGGCAGCACGGGACTGACTGTTGGCTCTACTTTTTCAGCCACAGCCTTAAGAGCGTTTACAATTACTGCAATTAGCAGTAACGGCTTGGACGTTACAATGTCGGGAAGCCCATCGATACCTGCAACAGCTCAAAACAATGGAGCGTATCGGGGCACAAACACCACGTTTATTTATCCCACTGGCGCGCAGGCAATTGACGGGCGCACAATTGAAATTGGGGACGTTGTGTTTTTTGCGGCGCAGGTGGCAACGGCACAGAACGGCCCTTGGGTTTGTACAACCAAAGGCGCAACTGGAGTTTCTCAAGTTTTGACGCGCCCAAGCTGGTTTACTGGCACGGCTTATCCGCTTGCTTGTACAATCCAGCAAGGGCCAACAAGCCAGGGGCTTACCTGCAATTTATACCCGACAACGGTGGGTGCTTTTGACATTACGGTAGGCGTCACCCTTTTGACAACAAGGGTGATAAGCCAGCGTGGAGATAACGCGCTTTTGACATCCAATATTACCGGCACGGCAGCAAATGTTACCGGCACCGTGGCGGTTGCAAACGGCGGTACTGGCGCAACCACGCTCACCGGACTTGTCAAAGGCACCGGCACAACAGCAATGGTGGCAGCCACAGCGGGGACAGATTACGTTGTCCCGTCTGGTAACATCACCGGCACGGCGGCAAATGTCTCTGGCACGGTTGCGGTTACAAACGGCGGGACTGGGCAAACAACCTACACCAACGGACAGTTGTTGATCGGAAACGGGACTGGTGGGACACTTGCAAAAGCGACGCTAACGCAGGGGTCTGGCATCGTTATTACAAACGGAGCAGGTGCTATCACAGTCGCTTATGCACCAACGGTTTCGACGGTTGCGCCAACTAGCGGCGACGGCGCTAACGGCGATTTCTGGTACCAATACTAGCCATGAGCATTTCCTTAAAAGTTGCAGGGACATGGCAGCCGATAACAAAAATTTACGCTAAACGCAGCGGCGTCTGGGAGACCGTTAAAAAAGTCTACTCAAAACAGGCGGGAGTTTGGCAGCAAGTATTTGCTTACCTTGGGATTGCGTGGACCTTAAGAGGGTCATTTTCTGGGAAACGGGTTGGGTACGTTTATTATCACGCCGCAAACGCAACCTACTACGCCCCAGTGCACAACCCAGACGGTAGTGCGGTGATTACGCTCTACACGTCCACGGATTTAATTAACTGGACGATTTATGGGACACTGTCGCCAGACACGACAGTTTTTGGGACTGGGCGCTGGAGTAATACTACCAGTAAAATTGTAACACAATTGGCTTTTTCATCTATAAACTCCACTAGTTTAAAAGTTTACATACAATTCCAAGGCGTTTGGTACAACGCCAATGGGGGTGCTGCTTTTTTTGCATTTAATGCCTATATAATTCCGACGCCACCAGACGTTTTTGGAAGTTTTAGTTTTGTCAACAATGCAGGCGCAAGTTTTCAAAACCGTCAACGTTTTGCGACAGATGGCAGCAACACCATGACAGTTGGGTGGGATGCAACGACTCAATTTATTCCCGACACAATGAATCAAAACGTTATTGTTTACGACTTTAACGGCTTTGAAAATAATTCTTACAATAGCAGTTATTTGCTAGACTCAAGATCTGCAGTAACTTACCCGCTAAAAAGATTTACCGGAGTCGCTTATGGCGCGGGAAAATGGGTTGTGGTTGGCTCTTACCAATACATGGCGGTTATCAGCAATTTAACAACCAATGCAACGCGGCTGCTAACGTTGCTGGGGTCAAACGCTTTGCATTTTGGAGGTGTTGCGTTCGGAAACGGGAAGTTTGTTGCAGTTTCCGAAGACGGTAAGGTTATAACGTCCACGGATGCCGCCACATGGACATCACCGGCAACAATTGCTACCGGCTACGTTTTTACTGGCGTGCATTATTATAATGGACTTTTTGTAACATTGTCGCAAATAGGAAATTACCCTGCCATATTCAACGCATGGTCGTCTGCCGATGGGGTTTCTTGGATTAAAAACGCAATGCCGGGAACCTATCCTGATCCCGTGCGGTTAGACATTGCTTGGGGCCCCTACCCTATGCTCTCTGGCAACACAACTAAGGTTGTGGCAAGTGGTGATGGGACGGGAATTTACTCTGGCTAAAATGACCTGGCTTTCATCCATCCTGCCAACGCTTGCAACAGTCCTTGGCGGCCCCATGGGCGGCCTAGCAGTCGAGGCCGTGGGCAAGGCTCTTGGGATGTCTGACGCAACCGCTGACAAAGTGCAAAAAGCGCTTAGTTCCGGCAACCTTACCGCGGAGCAAATGGCAGCGCTTCAGGCTGCGGATTTGCAACTTAAAACGCGGATGGCGGAGTTGGGGATTGATGCCGAAAAATTGGCCGCAGCAGATCGGGCGTCGGCGCGGGAAATGCAGGTAAAGACCGGCTCGCACACGGTGCCAATCCTTGCGAGTGCCGTCACCGTGGGCTTTTTTGGCATCCTTGTTGGCCTAATGACTGGCGACCTAAAGATGTGGGAGGGGCACGCGGAACTCCAAATGCTGGTTGGCTCGCTGGCTAGTGCGTGGGCTATGATCGTCTCGTTTTATTTTGGCGCGTCGCACATCCAGCCTGGGGATAAAAAATGACGGGCAAAACCGCCATGATTCCTCTCTTCCTAAACCTGCTTTCACTCATTGCCCCAACACTTTGGGTGCTCGCTTCCGGTGCACTAGGCATCGGCATCGGCGCCTACGGCCCGCGTCTTTTTAACTACTTTAAACATGACCGTCTTGCCCGTCCCACAAATTCCAAGAATGCAGCAGCGCTACCTCAACGAGGTGCCGCCCGCCGGGCTGGTGGTGCTTGTAAAACCAAACCGCGTCCTACCGCCAGCGGGCCAAGACGGCAACGGCCTCGGGCCTAACGAAATCACGCCGTACTCAGGCATCTACGACGAGTCTGGACGCTTGCCAACGCCGGCCTCAACACTTACCTTTCTGAGCCATGCTTGAGCGCAACATCGACGAAATGTTGAAAGTGAACTTTGTCAACCTGGCCGCGTTTGCTGTCAGTATTAGCGACTTTTCTGAGATCGTTAAGTTGCTGGTGATGATTGCTTCCCTTCTCTACACGGTGGCAAAAATTGTCCAGACAATCCAAGAAATCCGCGACAAAAAGCAAAAATGAATCTCTCCCGCAAAGGTTTGGACTTCATTGTCGCGCAAGAAGCGACCTCCGAAGCGTATTATACCAAGCGCGAATCCCGCCCGAATTGGCCTGGGGTGTCGTCTGGAGTCACCATCGGGATTGGCTATGACCTCGGTTACAACACCATTGCGCAAGCCACCCGAGATTGGGGCTCGCATTTATTCCCGCGCAACCTAGAGCGGCTAAGTCGCTATTGCGGAGTGACTGGCGAGGCAGCTAATCAAGCGTGCATCGGCCTACACGACATTGAGATCCCGTGGGATGCCGCGTGCCAAGTCTTTGAGGAGCAGACGGTGCCTCGGTTTTACCTACAGATGCTGCGGATCTACCCGCACGCCGAATCTATCCCGCCGGATGCTGCAAGTGCTTTGTTAAGTTTGGTTTTTAATCGCGGCACAAAACTAACAGGAGAGCGGCGAACTGAGATGATGGACATCCGTAACGCACTGGCAGATGGTAAGTTAAGTGATATTCCTGAGCTGTTTCGCAAACAAGTGCGGCTTTGGCCCGACACTGAGGGGCTACGGGATCGCAGGGTGGCTGAGGCTGAGTTGTTTGCGCAGGCGCTTGCGTAAACTAAGCCGGTTGGCTAGAGTGTCAAAATGACACTTAAAGAGCATCTCGGTAAAATCGGGCGCAAGGGGGGCGCTGTAAAATCGGAAAAAAAGGCTGCCGCGTGCAGGGAGAACGCAAAAAAGCCGCGTCCTAACGCACGAAAGGACAAGGGTTTAGCTTAGGGCTGAAAAATAGTTTCACTTTTTTGTTTACTAGCCAACCGGCTTGGTTAAGATAGGCGCCACTGACGAGGCCGTCAGAGTAAAAAACCCAAACGAACAAAAAAATGAAACCGATTAAACTCACAGGCGCCAACAAAATCGCCATTGAAGCCGCGCTGCTCGCCGTCAACGGCAAAGCTTGCGTACACACCTACACCCGTGCTAGCGAGTTAATCTCCGACGCAGCGCTGGCAGAGCTTACCCTGGCAAAATTGGGATTACCCAAGAGCGCATGCAAGGGCGCTAGTGTGGTTATTGCCAGCGGGCAAAAGTTGCCCTCCGCCTACAAATATAAAGTTCGCATCACCCAGGCCACGCTGGTCCGCGTCGCCACCGGCTGGACGCTGACGGAGCTGACCAGCGTCGAGACATGGCACGGCGGCGGCAGCATGCTAACGCTGACGCCGGCGCAAGATGAGCGGATTGTCGCAGGGGTGCGTGCAGGCTACAGAATTTCAAAACGATAAATAGTATGAAAAATAACGTAATGAGCAGTCACGACAGCGACAGCAAAATCAAAACCAAGATTATCAACGGAGAGGAGGTTTACAGCTTTGACGACATAGCCGTCTTAATTGCAGAGCAAATCGGCAAGATGCCACGAGAAACTAGGCCTCAAGTACTCATGGCACAAGACGCCCGGGCGACGATCGACGAAATGTACAATGGCATCGGCGGGGATATGGAAAAACACCGGGAAAACATGAAGAATCACCTCTCAAATTTGAAGGGATTCAAAATCGCATACGTCGCCGAAGTGACCGCCATAAAAAAAGAGCTGCAAGATATCCGCACTTTTTTTGTCGGGGCCGAGCACGATCGGGAAATAGCCAGGCTGCGCGAGTTCGTCGATCTTTGCGAGCGAATTGCCGCGCTCAAGAGAGCCGGAACGCTTGACGCTGTCGCCGAAACCATTATCAAACTTTTATAAACCATGAGCACCTCACACTATTCCCGCCCTCCCCAGGGCGACACCGGCCGCGATACGATCCGGATCCCACTCGGGGATCCACACTTGACCCCGCGCCGACCGCAGCGCACCGCAGCAACAGTCTGGCTGCTGGTCGGCATCGGGCTGCTGATGGCCGACGGGTGCGCCATGGCGCATTTTGCCGAATCCGCGGTCGAGGCCTGCATCGTGGCGGCGTTGACCATGCCGACGGGCATCCTGGTAATCCTGGCAGCTCTGGAGGCGCGGAAATAATGGGCTCCCAATTGCACGCTGGCTACGCAGCGGCGAGGCGTTACAAGTTATTATTAGCCCGGGTAAAAAAACCCGACCAAACCAAAGCCGAAACCCTGGCAGCAAAAAACGCCAGAGCGGCAAAAAATAAATCCCTGCGCGCTCGGTGCGGCGGATTGGAGGATCGAAAATGAAATTAAACTTAGCAGCGATCCGCAGTCGGATCATCGCAATGCACGAAAAAGGCGAACTCAGCGTAGTCATCGCGCGCCAGCTTGGAATGACAACCGCCGAGGTTAACGGGATTGTCGCGACAATTCCAAAGCCGAAACCGCGCGTGGAGTTTGGCTTTTCTAAGCTTCAGGAATTAGCCAGAGAAGCGGGGGTGCTCAAATGAGGCGGCCAGCTTGTCAGTCACTGTTAATGCAGGACGCCTACCCATCTCAGGCCGAGGGCGGGCTAGAGGGAGGCGTTTGCGGCGCATTAAAGCGAGCCTTAAAAGCATGGGATCAAAAGCGCTGGGATGGCAAAAACGAGTTTAAGTACGGCGCCGCAAGCAACCTGTATCGCCGCGCTAAACCAACGCCTCGGGCTGAGGTTACTTGGAATCCAAAGCCCAAAAAGCCCAGCGCCACTCCCATTAAAGTCCCGCGCGCTCCACGGCCTATGCAAGGCCCGCGCTCTGAGGCAAATAGCCTGCCGCACCTAAGCCGGGCTCAAAACTACCGGCGCAACCTGACCCCAGAGCAGCAACAGCAACTGCTCGCCCGCCGGCGGGAAATCTACCGAGCCAAACATGGACCGCCTAAGCGGCGACGAACGCTTGACCTTGAAAAACGCAGACAATCAGTCAAACGCGCCTGCGCAGCATTTCGCGCACGTCAAAAAGCAAAAACCAAATGAATACACAAATCCGATCATCCGCACTGCCCAAACTGGCGTTATGCGGGCAGTTTGAAGGAGCCAAGGGAGAACCTTCTGAGGCAGCAACGCGAGGACTACGGCTTGATGCTGCGCTCCGCCAAGTTTGGACGACCGGCGAAGTCCCTCCGCTCAGTCAGGAGGAAGCCACTGCAGTTGCATGGTCATTTGACCAGATTGACGCGCTGAGGGAAAACGCTGCGGTCGAAATGCGCGAGGAGTTTTGCAAAATTCTTGTCCCGATCATCGACTACACTGGCACCGCCGATGCTAT